TGGGGAAGCGACCCGACCGCCACAAATACGGAATTTGACATACCAAGCAATGCCGCATATATCCGGTTTAATGTGCATAAATTACAATACGCCAACGGGACGGCATGGTTGAGATTGGGAACGTTGGACGCCCCGAACGTCTTACAAGGTCAAACCGTGCATCCGATTTATAAGGACGATTTGGCAAAGGAGTACGAATTAGAAACCAACCAACGGTTTTATCGTGCCAAATTATCCGGCAAAATTACCTTTATCCGGGATGATTACGACTATATAAACCGTCAATCGTTCGACAATGAATTTTTGTATTGCATTGAAAAGAGCGACGACGGCGGGCGTACATGGTTCCAATACTTTCAAGGCAAGTTTATGAAAACCGATTGTACGTTTACGGATTACGATAAAAAGGTTGTTGTACAACCGGACGCAATCGACGATTATAACGACGTGTTGGCGGGATTGGAAAAGGAATACAATTTAATAACGTTAGCCCCGACAATCCAACGGATAACGATAAACAAGCGTCCATTAATTCAAATATACGTTCCGGGGGATAGTGTTGTTTCTTGTTTTTTGGGCGGTACGAATTGGGAACAAGACGCAAACGCCACGACCGACCAAAACGCATTAGTACAAACCTATCATTTTGCTTTGTGCAATATATTGAAAGAAATACAAATTACGTCCAACGGTTCCCCGGCGGTAATATCCGGGCTTTATACCGGACGAATGGCGACGGGTGCAAGTACGGACGTATTCGAGGGGAAATTATACCCGGAATTGAATGTTAATTATTATATCTATATTTCACAACAACGAATAAACGGGGGGTTGCCGTTTGGTATTGCTGTAGTTGAAATACGGAAACAATCCGACGATACGGTAATGTTTCGTTATCAAAAGGTAACGCAGGAACCGTTTGATACGTTGGAATTTGATTTAACCGCCGTTGAGGGTTCCGGGGCAACCGGAACAATGCACGCCGATATGAAAAGTTATAATATATATGCCCGGTATTTGTGCGACGTGGAGAAAATCGACGACTTTAATACATATCCATTGCCCGCCGATGATATAGTTGATAATAACCGTAATTATAGGCGTGCAATTGGTTACGTAATCGACGTGGCGTTTATATCGAATAACTTTTCAGATACGCCGACCGAGTGGGGATTAGCCGACAACGGAAAGTATTTTGCGCCGCCTTATTCCATATACGGGCAAACCTTTTATCCAATCGCCCGGTCAACGTGGCGTTATGCGTCGTTGTGGTTTGGGTTTTATTTGATGGATTGGATATTAGAGGAAAAAGCCCGAAAAGCATATACTTTGCGGGATGCGTTCCCGGTTGCGTCTTGTATATCTGTTTTGCTCAATCAGATTGCGCCCGGTATTACCCACGCAGCCACGGCGGAATACAGCCAATTTTTATACAGCGGAAACAACCCAATATCCGGGTTGAATTTCCGTTTGCTTGTATCACAGAAAACCAATATTATAAACGGGGAATATCAGCACCCCGCACAAAAAGCCCCGACGACCTTACAACAATTTACCAATATGTTACGGGATTGTTTCAAATGCTATTGGTTTATTGAGGACGGCAAATTTAAAATTGAGCATATCCAATATTTCCGCAATGGCGGTTCCTATTCCGGCGAGGCTATATTAAGCCACGATTTGACAAAGGAATTGAATTTGCGCAACGGGAAACCGTGGGCGTTCAACACGTCGGAATATTCGTTTGATAAGGTCGATTTGCCCGAACGTTACCAATTTGAATGGATGGACGACGTTACGGCGGCTTTTGAGGGATTGCCGATACAAGTAATTAGCAAGTATGTAACGCCCGGAAAGGTTGAGGAAATTAATATATCAAATTTCACGTCCGATATTGATATGATGTTATTAAACCCCGGCAACATGAGTTCCGACGGGTTCGCCTTGTTTGCCGCCGTTCCGCCAACGTCCGGGTCGCAATGGATATTGCCATTTACCCGCCAAACAATAAACGGCGTCGAATACTTTTTGCAAAACGGATATTTGGCGTTTATTAATCTGCAATCGCCGTATTGGTTATATGATTTGCCCGCCCGTCGTGTATCAATAAACGGTTCCGAGGTTTACGCCCGTGGCATTGAGAGAAAGAAGAAACAAACGTTTAGGTTCCCGGCAAACGATGACCCAAACCCGATGCAGCTAATAAAAACTTATATCGGTAACGGTCAAGTTGATAAATTAAGCGTAAATTTGTGCAGTCGTTCCATTAAAACAACATTAAAGTATGACACCGAATAATAATTTATCAATATTGCCTTTCTATCCAAGCGTAGAGATGCAAAACCACCGCAAAAGTTATGCGTATGGCGACGTTTACCCGTTGTTTTGCCCCAATCGTAAACTATTGCCGTTTCAGATAGTTAGGAACCATAGGAGTAACACAATACAAAAGGTTGAAATATACTATAAAAACGGCACATTGTTTCAAGACATTACAACCGGAATAGTTGGAGCTGATTTACAGATTATCCCCGTTACTGCATACGGTTATGACGTTATTCTAAATTTCGGTCGTTTTACCTTTCCATTTAATACCCCGCAAGGTCAATATTATGTTCACATATTCGACGGTGTGGAGCATTTTTATAGCGACATTTATACGGTTGTTTGGGATATGAGCGGGTATTTAAAGATTGAATATTGGGACAATGATAATATGTATTATGAGGGCGGCGCAATTATATATAATACAGGATTCCGTAATGTTGTATATCTTTGTTCCCAATTAGGAAAACCGGATTATGAATTTGAGGAAGAGGGCGAAAATAGGGACGGTTATTTTTTTCCGGAAAAACAAATTTCGGAAAAAACGTACCGTTTCATATTTTTAGCCCCTGAATACCTTTGCGACGCAATGCGTATCATTCGTATGAGTGATAATGTATTGGTAACAAGTTTGGGGATAACCTATAATTGTGATACTTTTTTAATTACCCCAAAATGGCAAACACAAGGCAATTTGGCGTCGGTTGAAGTTGAGTTTCAAACGGCAACCGTTATTAAAAAAATTGGACGGGGCGTTGTCGTTAGTACAGGCGGCGACTTTAATATTGATTTTAACGAAGATTTCAACAATAAAACAATTAGTTAAAAAATGAATAATCAATTAAAAAATGACATTGCGCAAGTTATTAAAACTAACGGCAATCAAGAGATTACGGGCGCATTATTGCAATCAACGCTTATTGCAATTGTAAATGAGTTGGGACGTTTTGGACGGTATGCGGGGGTTGCCACACCTCAAACAGTCCCGGAAACTGAAAACGGGGTTTTCTACCTTGCTAATGGTGCGGGAACGTACACCAATTTTGGCGTAACGGTATCGGATAATATATTGGCGTTTATTGCCAATATGTCGGGAACATATACCGTTACAGGTATCAATAAAAATCTATTATTGTCGGGTGAGGTTCTTAATTTATTGCCGGATGATGTCGCCCGCCTCAATTCGTCGGTTGTTGGCGGTAATTTAGAAAGCCCCCGTAATGTTGCTAACACTCAAACCCCGGTAGCAATTACGAATACCACATTAAACGGTAAAGGTATTAGCAAGATGATAACGGCGGGTTTGGCAAATAGTCGTGTTGAGTGCTATATTTGGGTGAGAGCAACCAACACGTCCGATACATTGGTTAATATATTCAATGCCAACAAAGGCAAATATATTAAGGTGCGTTGGTATGTGTATAGTCGTTTTAATGTTCCCCCGACAATGGGAGTTGCGGCAAACCGTATGGGCGTGAGTTGGCAATATACAGATAACACGCACTCAAATGCCCGTATTAAAGACCAAACATTGACGCAAATAGCGTCGGGGGTATGGCAATTTCAACAGATATTTCAATACGACGTAACAAAGAATTTGAATTATATTATATTTGCGAACGTTTGGGCGGAAGAACAGGCGGGAAAAATGACAAATCCGGTTGCGGGCGATAATGGTTTTTCCGGTTTATCTATATGGATTGCAGACGACCCGGCAATGTTGAGCGACGATTTGATTGTTGAAGATTGGATAAATAGCGAATACAACCCCAACAAGTTAATTACAGGCGGTCAAGCCGATGCCCGGTATATGACAATTGAACAGGCTAACGAAACGTTTGCGCAAAAATCCGTCGTTGATCCAATCGTTTCAAAGTTCAAATTAAATTCGTTCATTACAGGCGGTAATTTCAACCCCGCACAGGATTTAAAAAGTACGGGAAATAGTTACATGATAAAGGATAATGCGTTTTTGGTTGCTAATCAAACGCCAAATATCGCATATCAAGTTAAAGGCGGAAACAATAACGTTGAGGTTTATGTATCTTTTAATGCCGCCAAAATTGCCGAGTATTTCCAAAATGCCGGGAAATATATAAAGATAAAATATTGGGTATATTCCAAAAATGGCGTAATGGCAACGGCAACAACGCAGGGACGATTAGGAGTTATAGGTATTGACGACCTTGTTTCGTATAATGCGGGAAACGTAACATACAAGAAAGTTGACGACCAAATATTTGAGGTTACAATGCAATGGCAAATACACCAAGCTACACAACCGAGAACGATTTGGATTTGTACCGTATGGGAAGCCGCAATTGTTCCGGCGGATTTTGTAAAAGGCGATTTAGGCGTTACGGGATTCGGCGTTTGGTATGCTGATACGTTGACACAATTGGACGATAATATACAATACGATTGGATGCCGTCCGGAGATTTATTGTTGACTATTGAAGCCGGGGACGAAAGGTATATGAAAATAAACGATAACCCGGATTTAGTCGATTATAACAACATACCCTATAATCAAACGGCAATTGCCGAGTTTTTGCGCAAATACACCTCAAAGACAGTTGATGCCAACAATCAAATAAATATCGCTTTGGCGGGCGATTCTATATTTGGACGTGTGGATAAGTCAACAGGATTTGACCCCGCAAACCCGGAGGTTACATTGACCCCCGACGTAAATAACCCGTCGGAAACGCGACCGGGATATGTTACCGGACATTTTCCGCCGAATATGTGGGAACAAATCGTTGCTTTCAAAGTATTACAGTTATTGCAATACCCGGACGCCGACGTTAAGTATTTCAACCATGTTGCAAGCGAAATAACAAAGTCGGGAACTTGGGTTGATAGATTCCCCGTTGGGGCGGATTGTTTGAGAACCGCAACAACAACCGTTCAAAATTCCGCAATGACTTTGGCGTTTAGTGGTGTGTCGTTCGTTAAATTCGTGTATTCGTGTTATGTCTATAATTCAGCCGGGCGCAAAATACAGGTTCAATTCAGCGACGACAACGGTACGACGTGGAAAACGCCCGCCGATTTGGGGTTGACCGAAAAATTGGCGTCAAGTGCTGACGGTTCCGGTATATATGTATTGCCAACGCAAGTTTATAAATTCGGCAATAACGTTTGGGGCGGATTGGATAAAACAAAGTCGTACCAAATAAGAGTTACATTTATCGACACAACCGGAACGTTGAACGTTTGGGGTTTTGAAACGTGGAGCAATCCTCGTGTTAATGTTGTCGTAACCGCCGAGGGCGGAAATACGGCGGGTTCTCAAAAAACACGTTGGGAGCGTTTTTACTCACAGATGTACAACCAAGATTTGACGATATACGAATTGCCATATTTAAACGATTTAGGCGTTGGGGGAATAAACAATTTCAAAGGTCAAGTAACGCCAACGTCAACGCCCGCCGCAAATCCGGCGCAATATGATTTCTATTACGCAAAAGAGGCGGGAACGTACACCAATTTTGGCGGCGTTGTAGCGTATGCAGGTGCATATATTGAATGGTCGGGTACGGCGTGGGTATTAGGTAGTACCAAAGTTGCGCAAACAATGGCAACTTATCAATCTGATAATATGGCAGTATTTGAACGATTGCGTAAAACAGGCGTTCCGGTATTAACCATTGTAACGCATGAAAGTAAAAGTTTTACAACCCGTCCTTATACGTGGGGATTAGGATTATTTTTGTTGCGCCTTATGGTTAAGCAATACGGATTCGGTTGTATTGATTTGAACCGATACCAACAACAATACGATATATCCGGTATTTGGTCGGACGGTACGCACTTAAACGATAAGGGGGTACAAATGTATGCGGATTTGATTAACGAGGTTATGACGTCCGAAACCGAGTTTGTTGTTTGGGCGTTCCCGCAAATGAATAATATCCCGTTAAAGGGTACAAGTTCGGCAAATACTGTAAACTTTGGTATTGAGTTTAAGAAAGTGCCGACGGTTCGTTTGTACAATACAACACAAGTTGTCGCAAGTGTAACACAATCCGGTTTTACAACCACGGGTTCCGGGTCGTATGATTGGGAGGCAATAATAGAATAGCCATGCAGAAACGTAATATTATCAATGGAGCAACCGCCACAATGGTTGCTCCATTATTAGAGTTTTATAATAGCCTTATTCCCTTTTTGCTTTTGGCTATTGTTTTAATTATAGTTGATTCCCGATTTGGAGTTGCCGCCGCACGTAAAAGGGGGGAGCCAATACGAACGTCCCGCAAATGGCGTCGAGCAATAAATAAATTGGTCGATTATGTTTGTTGGGTAACATTGGCGGGTTTATTTGGTCAAACGTTCGGCACAATTTTAGGGATACCGATATTGTCCGGGTTGTTGTTGTTGATTGTGTACGGTATCGAAATTTCAAGTTGCTTTAATAATTACTTTGAGGCAAAAGGAATTAATAAGAAAGTAAATATATTCAGATTGTTTAACCGTCCGGAAATTGAAAATTGCATTGAAGATATTCCGGACAAAAAGAAAGGAGAAAACGAAAATGAGTAAATAAATAATTATATTTGCAACGGGGATAGGCGGAGTAATTAACCGACCGAAAGGGCAAGCCAATAGCCCGGCCCCGTTTCTTATTTGTTGGCAGTTCTTAAAAGTTGGCAATTATGGAAAATGAGATTTGGAAAGATATTCCCGGATATGCAGGGATATATCAAGTTAGTAATTATGGGCGTGTAAAGTCTTTGACTAAAAGTTATATTATTTGTAACAAGTATGTTGTTACAGCAAAAGAAAAAGTGTTGAAACAACGTAAAGTAAAAGGTTATAAAATTATAGAATTAAATCATAAAGGAATTGCAAGGCGTTTCCCGGTTCATGTATTAGTTGCAAAAATGTTTATACCAAATCCAAACAATTATACCGAAATAGACCATATAGACACGGATAGGGCAAATAATAAATTTTCAAATTTGCGTTGGTGTACACATTCTATGAACATGAATAACCCAATTACAAAGGAAAAAATACGTAATATACCAAGAATAAAAGGGAAAGAAAATCCATTGTTTGAGGGGAAAAGCCCGGACGCAAAAGCAGTAATTCAATATGACATGGAAAATAACATTGTGGCTAAATATAACAGCGTACACCAAGCAGCAAGAAAAAACGATTTTAGTTATAGTTGTATTGCAAGGGTATGCAGAGGCGAAAGAAAAACATATAAAAAATTTAAATGGAGTTATGAAACAGAAAGTAATTATTCTTGATGGAGGTCACGGCGTGGATTGTGCCGGAAAACGTTCCCCCATTTGGGGCGACGGTTCCCAATTGTTTGAATGGGAGTTTAACCGTGATATTGTACGCCGTATTGCGGCGATGTTGAAAGCGGAGGGAATAAAGTTTGAAATTTTGGTACCGGAGGACAACGACGTATCATTACCGGAACGTTGCAGACGGGCAAATGTTATCCATGCAGATTGCGGAAACAACGCCGTTTTGTTTAGCGTTCACGGGAACGCCGGAGGCGGCACCGGGTGGGAATGTTATACAAGCGTAGGGCAAACGAAAGCGGATGCAATCGCAACCGTTCTTTGTAAGGAGGCGGAAAAAGAGTTTGCCCCGGATGGTTGGAAAATGCGTTTCGATTATTACGACGGCGACCCGGACAAAGAAAGCCAATTTTATATTCTGAAACATACGGTTTGCCCGGCGGTATTATCCGAAAACTTTTTCTTTGATAATGAAAAGGATTGCCGTTTTATGATGACGGACGCAGGGCGTGAACGTATCGCCAAAGTACATTACAACGCAATAAAACGTATCTTATGAAAAAATATCTAATAATAGCGGCAATTGCTTTGGCGGTTGCCGCCGTTGTCACTATATG